CCGGTTTCAGCCAAGGAATCTATTCATGATATGCAGATGAAGGCTCAAATATCGCATAGGGTGCGGATTCGATACTTGCCGGGGATTACGTCGAATATGCGGATTCTGTTTGGCACACGGTACTTCCGAATTGTGGGTGCTCCGATAAATCTCGACGAACGCAATAGGCAGATGGATCTCTTGTGCTTGGAGGTGGAGGCATGAAAGCGCTTAGTACTGCAATATATGCAAAGTGCGCGGTAGGCACAAGCCTTCACACCGCCCTTGGTGGTCGCATATACAAGGGCCGCGCACCAGCGACGGCAACTTATCCCTATTGCGTCTTCATGCTTGTCTCCGATGTTCCCGGCAACACGTGGGGTGCCAACATTCAGGATACGCTCTGGCAATTCTCTTTATTCTCTTCCGCTTCCGGCTCAACGGAAATTGAGGATTTATACGCGTACCTAAAGACGCTCTACGATGATTGCACTCTTGCCATTACGGGCGCTAACCATGTGCGAATGGTGCGAGAGAATGCTTCTTTGATGCTGGAGGAAATCACCACGACAACAGGTACGGATACAATTTGGCATTACGCGGTTGATTACAATGTGATGGCGGTAAAAACAAGCTAAGAAAGGATTTTATGCTTTCAATTATCATTCCGGTATTCAATCAGCATAAAATGACGAAAGAGTGCCTTACGGCGGTCTACGCACATACGCGCGACTTCGAGGTTATTATTGTTGATAATGGTTCCGAGCCGCCATTGATGCCGTCAGTGGGTGAAGCCTATGTAGTTCCTCGGATTCGTAACGAAACAAATCTTGGTTTCCCGGCCGCAGTCAATCAGGGCATTCGGGCGGCAAGGGGCGACATAATTATCTTGCTCAACAATGATGTGATCGTCACGCCAGGATGGGCTGAGAAGCTTACGGGTGCTCTCAGCGAATACGACATTGTCGGGCCAGTGACGAACTATTGCGCCGGACTTCAACGGGTGCAGTTACCTGTCTATCGGGATGAGCAGGAACTTAACGGGAATGCTCTTGAGTGGGCGGAATCTCACGCAGGCGAAACTCAGAAAGTCGGTTACGTGATCGGCTTTTGCATGGCGTTCAGAAAATCCTTGTTTGATGAAATTGGATACTTCGATGAGTCCTTGTGGCCGTGCTCTGGCGAAGAGATAGATTTTTGCATGAGGGCAAGGCAGAAGGGTCACAAAGTTGGTATCGTTAAAGACATCTATGTTCACCACGAGGGCAGCCAAACGTTCAAAGACATGGACGTTGACTATGGCGAAATATGCGAACGCAACGATAAGCACCTGATAGAGAAATGGGGTGCTGGCGTAATGAATCAGGAAGTCGAAAGTGAAGTCACCGGGCTCTGGTTAAACCTTGGGTGTGGGTACAGGAAGTTCCCCGGCTACGTGAACATCGACAACCGCGCAGAGGTTAACCCGGATCTCGTTTGTGATGTAACCCTGGAATTGCCATATCCTGATAGCTCTGTTGATGGGGTTCGGGCTTACGATTTCCTTGAACACATACCGCGAGGTTTGGTGATTGAAGTTATCGAGGAAATCTACCGGGTGTTAAAGCCGGACGGCATCTTTGAGGCATTCACGCCTTCAACGGATGGGCGCGGAGCATGGCAAGACCCAACTCATGTATCGTATTGGAATAAAAATTCCTGGGCTTATTATTCCGATCCTGATTGCCGTAAGCTATACGGTATAAAGGCCAATTTCCATTATGCGATACTTGAAGATGTGATTACGAGCGTGAAAGAGAACATTATCCACACTCACGTAATCGGAAAGGCGGTGAAGTAGTGACGGCAGAAGACACCATTAATGGGATCGTTATTGATGCACTCGCTACGCTTATTGAGAGAATAAAGGCCAACGAAATAACGGCTATTGATTGTGAATTGACTACTGAATTTGAGCCTGGGGATGGAACGCGTTTGTCGCTTCATTTTATTAAAAAGGCGGTGAAATAGTGGCACAGCAAGTGAAAATGTTTATCGGCGATAAGGAAATTAAAGGGATTGATACTTGGAAGATAAACACGGTGCCCTGGTATAAGCGGTGGTATTTTAAATGGAAGTTAAATAGGGCATACCGGGAGCATAGAAAGGCAACCACATGAACATTTCCAACTTCCGGCTCGGCATAGGTATTCCCAACAACTACGACCAAGTTCCATCGGCGTTCTTTGACTCGTTCCAGTTAATGGAGAAGCCGCCGTACTATTATCTTAGGGCTTCGCGGGGACCCATTGATGACATGCGAAACGATATGGTGCGCGAAGCTTTTGAGACTAGATGCACGCATTTAATCATGATGGATACCGACCAGATATATCAGCCCAATACTATCCCCCGGCTCCTGAGCCACAAGAAAGACATTGTGGGCTGCATGATATGCCGGCGTTATCCTCCGTTCGATCCAATTATGTTGAGGGGCAGGGTGAATACCTACCAGAATGTCAAGGAATGGACGGATGGGGAGCTTGTCGAAGTGGATGCAACAGGCACGGGGTGCTTGCTCTTTTCAATGGAGGTATTCAAGAAAGTTCCTGAGCCGTGGTTTACGTTCGACCGCAGGGACACGGGTTTAGTAGGTGAGGATATAGGCTTTTGCGCCAAGGCGCGCGCGGTAGGCTATCAAATTTACGTGGATACTGGATGTCCGGCAGGGCATCTTTCTAATATGCTTGTCACGGTTGACACGTGGCGGCTTTATTCATGCGTCCAGGACGCAAGGGCGCGGCACAGTGTTGAGCATGGAGTCATAAAGACAAAGGCAGCATAGTTTTCTAACCACTAAAATTCAGGGTTTTCCGAAAGCCCGGCCAGGCTAACGGGAACGCAAGAAAGAATCTAAGGGCGGCAGTGAGGTGCCTCACCATCTCACTATCGCCCTTTTTCTTTGCCCTGAAAGCAACACATTCAAAGGAGTACGCAAATGGCATTCGCACCACTGGCAGGAAACAACGCAAAGGTGACCCTCGGAACGAACACGGTTCTGGGGATGGGTAACTGGAAACTTGAGGGCATCCAGGTGGACATGCTGGAATCTACCGCTTTCGGGGATACGGCAAAGCAGTACGTTACCGGATTGCTCGACTACGGGACAGTCTCTTTTGGTGGGCTTTACGATGTTGCAGATTCTACCGGGCAGACGATTCTTTTCAGCGCAATGCTGAACAACAGCAAGATCGGAAACATCCGGCTCTATGTCAACTCGGCTTCCTACTGGACTCCGAACGTGACGGCAGTACCGGCGGCAGGGTTCTATGTTGGCTCCTGCCCTATCGGTTTCGATAAATCCGGCCTTGGTACGATTGATTTTAGCGGCAAATGTACCGGCCCCTGGGTGCTTGTGTAAGCACGGAAAGGTAGTGTTGCATGGCTACAAAGTTTGATCTCGACGGAAAAGATGAAGGTGCTTGGTTTGATCTCGATGGAGGGGGGCGCATTCAGTTGCGGACCCTCTCTATCGGGACACTCAAAGACATTCGCAAGCAATGTGTAAAGCAGGTTGTTGAGTACAAGCGAATCGAGGGCAAGGCAGAACGCTTCGAGGTAGAGAAGGAAAATGCAGATCTCTCGAATGAACTGTTTTGGGATCACTGCATTGTTGCATGGGAGAAGTTTGTTGATGGCAAGGGTAAAGAAATCCCCTGCACGAAAGAGAACAAGATTCTCTTGATGACGCAATCTCAAAAGTTTGTCCGGTTCGTTTCCGATTGCCTCAAAAAGCTTACAGAGGATGAAGAGGCGAAGGGACAGGCACTTGAAAAAAACTCCTAGATTGGGTGCTGTTCAACGATGAACGCGCCCCGAAGTGTGGGCTCTGTAAGGAGATCCACGCTAGAAAGGTTCCGCCAGAGCAACCTCCATGTGAGGAACAATGTCACGCACCTTGCCTAGATCCTGCAAATGAAGAGACGGCCTCGGTATACATGACATGCCGGGGCCAGGTAATAACGGTAGGAATGGGGCAGGTAATCGACATTGATTTGCAGGCGGTAAAGGTGATTTGCGATGTATTGGAAATAAAAGATCAAGCCACAGTAATTAAGCGTGTACGCAATCTATTCATGCAGATTTTAAATGAACAAAAGAATCCATCCGCGCCGGAAGGTTTAAAGGAAATTCAATGGCCAGAGTAGCAAATTGGAACGTCGATAATGCCAACGAAAAAATGATCCACATAACAATGGATCGGCTTGAAGCGGCGGCCAAGGTTGTTGAACATAAGGCCAAGTCAAACCTCCATAGCTATATCGGTAAAGGCAAGACTACCGGGATTAGTAGGCCCGTTTATCAATCCGGCAAGCACAAAGGAAAACCCTGGACGGCGCGCGACTTCGGCGCGCTGCTTAGCACGATACGAACAGTGAGACTATACGGTGATCCTAATCAAAATATATGGGTCATGGCCGGAAACAAAAAGGTTTATTACGCTCAGATAGTAGAGTTTTATTGTTCATATCTTCGCAAAGCTCTGCATGGCTCAAAGTCTACTATCCGAACCATTATACGCAATGGCAACACGGCGAAGGGTGGAACTTTCTAGGGTGGGATGGCTTGTTAAATTTAGCACCTACTGAAATTTACCATAGCAAAGAGCAGAACTTTCCGGGAGGGGAGCATCATGGCGAGCGGTGGTGATCCGATTGGTACGATTTTTGTCGAACTCGATCTTGATGCTTCCCGCTACCTCAAGGGGCAGCGACAACTATTAAAAGACGCTACATCTACGGCGTTAAACGTAGAACAGAATTTCAAAAACCTCGGCATTAAATCACAAGCCACTTTTGAGTTGATGGCCAAGAAAGCAATCAACTCCAACGAAATGATAAAGAATAGCGCCAGGGCTACGGCGAACGATAGATTGAGGGCCGAAAAAGCCTTGACCGCACAGCTAAAATCCCTCCATGAACAACAATACGGAGTCCAGCAATCTTTTATCCGTAAGGCGGCAGATGGGTTCGGCCTGATAGCCAGTAGTTCCCTCGGTGCAGCGGGGATCGCTACGGCAGCCTTTGCCGGTGTAGGTATGGGAATGAAGGCGGCTTTTAGCAAGGGCTTTGAGGCTGTCGAGAACTTCAAAAAAGACGTGGCCTCACTTGCGGCGCTGGTTGTTACATTCACTGAGCGCTCCAAGGGTGAAACGGTAGCGGATCAATGGGAGTTAGCCCTTGGCTACTCAACCAAAATGATTCCGGTTCTGGAAAATATCGCTGCAAAAACCCTGCTTTCCGGTACAGAAACTACGGCGCTGGCAAATGCCTTCGCTCGTTCCGGTGTGTTTCTCGACGCCAACAATTCAAAGCAAATCGAATCATTCCAGCGCATATCGAACGCTCTGCCCCTTATGACTCGCGGTCAGGAAATTATGCGGCAAATCAACACTGAAATTCGATCACTGTTGACTGGCGTAAATGAACAAAACGCAATGCTGCTTATGACGTTGAAGGCGATAGATCCAGAGATAGAGGGGCATTTAAAGATATGGCGAGAACAAGGCACGGTGCTTGAAAACGTCGGCAATCTGCTCGTCGGGTTCGGCCCTGCAAGTAAACTCTTGGAAGTCACCTGGGAGAGTGTTAAGTCAACGATAGATACGACGGTAACACAGACACTGCGTGGCGGTATGTTCGGAGCTTTCGAGGAAATCCTTGGGATAGTTCTATCTCTCGATGACGCCATGCAGAAGCATAAAGCGACGATTCAGGGCGGCATAGCTGTCGCGTGGAGCATGGTTTCAAATACGATTAACTATATGGGGTGTACTTGATGGGTACGGGCCAGCATTATCCCAAATCGGCTCACTGGTTGGTGTGATTGCAAAAGGTTGGGGTGTGGTTCTTGCCGCAATGGTTCCGATAGGGCAGTTCGTCGGCAACATTGCAAAAATGTACTATGGCCTTTTTGAGACGATTGTTGAGGGGGTGAAGGGCATCGGAGAGGTGCTGTCATCCGTTAAATTTAATCCGCTTGCAACAAATTGGAATGATTTATTCTCTTTTGATTCCGAGAAGGCTAGCGGTGCGTTTGATGGAATGAAGAAGAGTTTTTCCGATTTGGCCGACTCCGGCGTCAAGAGTTTGGATGTTTTAAAGAATGGAATAGACGATTCAATCCTTAAATATTATGCAGACATTAGCGCCGCACAAAAAAACGTTAGCACTGAGGCCCCATCTCCTCCGAAGCCAAAGAAAGTTGATGACGAGTTACAGAAGATAACGAAGGGCGGGGCAGGTAAAAGCTT